AGCACCAGAAGGCGGCTCTGAGTTTTTTGAGTCTTGCCTCGCCACGAGACTGAGACAATACCCTTCAAGCAACATTGCAAGTGCCGGGAACGCATCGGGCGCATCATAGAATTGCTCGATCTTGTCTATGTGCTGTTCCTTGCCCTTCTCGTCAACAAGGGTAAGGTTCTCGATCTTCGTCACAATAGCCTTAGCAATGCCCTTCTTATCTTGTATCCACTTCCTGTTGTCATCCTCAGCCGTTAGGTCAACTACCTTCATGTCCTCAACATAGATGTATATATCTCTTTCGTCAGTCGTTAAATAACGGTGATGAAATCTAATCTGTTCCTTCTCAGGGAGTTTCTTGTTCTTTTCCCAATCAGGTGTCCATATTGAATCCCGCTTAACATTGATCCGCATAGCTACTCCTTAAGTACTTGTACTTGTGGCAAACTTGAGCCTGCCGGTTGATGGAACCCAATCCGCGCTATAGGTCTGTAACCCTTGCGCTCCCGCATCCTTGCCGATGTTGGTTATCAGAACATTACCCCAATACATAGCCTTAGTTGATTCTATCAGTTTTAATTGAACCGCTGCCAGCGTGCCACCGTTTGCAAATGTCTCCATTACTGCCTGCATCTCTTGCGTGGTTGCTGAATCGCTTCTCAACGTCTGACCTGATAGACTACCAGTAAAGTTCGCATGTCCGGTATACTCATTCTGTTGACCGTCTGCGCTGAAGTTGGTAACATCTTCCACCGGTGCGGTCATCGTCATCGTCCAGGAGTTTATACGCCCCTGCAATGCGCCACCAATATAGATAGCACCGTCAACGCCTTTCGTGAAATTCTCTGCCATCTCTCTACTCCTTTATGCTGTCGATGTTGCAAACGTCAACCTACCAGACGCTTGAACCCAGTCTACTGATTCAGTCTGTAACCCCTGCGCCGGTGCATCTTTACTTATGCCCGTGACAAGCACCGCGCCGCTCCACATCGCTTTAGCTGATTCTATTAGTTTGATAGTTGTCTGTGCCAACGTGCCACCGTTTGCAAACTGTCGCGCAATAGTCTGCAATGGTTGCGTTGTCGCGGTATCAGCTAAAAGCGTCTCATAAGCAAACGTACCGGAGAAGTTAGACAACCCCGTGAACTCGTTTTCTTGCCCATCGCTTCCAAAGTCCGTAACATCTTCCACCGGTGCGGTCATCGTCATCGTCCAGTTAGTCACTCTCGATTGCGTTTTTGCGCTGATATTCACACGGCCATCAACGCCCTTTACAAATACCTCAGCCATCGTCTTTCTCCTTTTCTTTCTTTTGCCTTTCCTTCTTCACGGTCATTTCATTACCGCACTTATCGCATATGCCGCGTGGTTTTCTGTCCTTGCGCTCATGTCCATACACACATCTAATTGTATACATCTTTAGCTCCTGTCGTACTCTGGATACAAGTTGACAACATATTGATATAGATTGTAATAGTCAGGGTCCCTCAATGCCGTCGGCCCTGTTGCAGTGATATACTTAATCAAGTATCCGTCTACCGTCCCGCTGAAATGGTCTAACCCCTCGATCAACGCGTTGCCCAAGTCTAAGCCGTTCTGCTTGTTCCTATGCCACGCCGATACTTGAATCAACGGTTGCCCGCCCTTCTGCCCGATGCTCTGCGCTTCATTCGGTGCTGATATCGTACCTAGTACAATATACGGTAATATCGTGTCGCCCTCTGGTGCATCCATGAAATAAATCCGTGCATTTGCACCCGTGCCGATGTAAGCCGTCACCGCAGCGATCGACTTGATCTTGGTTACAATCGCTTCCTCTATACTACTAGCGGCCACTCTTTAGCCCCTTGTGAATCTCGGCTTTATAGCCTTTCAATAGCTTGCCTCTGTTATCATGCAATGCCCGCCTAAGAAACGGTTGCGCTGCCATATTCCGTGTACCATATTCAACATGCTGTGCGTAATTCACATTAGTGCCTACATGCAGCGTATACTTGGTTGCTGGAGTACTTACCGCATCGCCCTGCTCTGCCGGGGCGCGTGTCCTATCAGAATCCTTCTTAGTCGCAAAGGTCAAACTGCCGCGAAGTCTACCGCTCTTGATCGGTGAGTTTGCAATAGCAGAACCTTCAATGGTAACGCCTATCTGCGCCAACGCCCTTTCAGTTGCATTCTCTACGGCCTTCTCATAGTCCTTACCTTGCATCGTGTTCTTTACTATGCTCGCGCCACTCGCCATTACTTCACTTCCCCTGCTTTCAAATAAGCAAGTTTATGATGCCCCATGTTGAACGTGTCCTTTACGAATACCACGTTGTAGGTGTTGCTTTGCCACTCGATATACTTGCCCTCGGCAAGGTTCACGCTATCACTACAGAACAACTTGTAATCAGCATACACCGCATTTTTACCACCGGCGATCCTTTCGTTTCCACTTACCGGATTGATAGCACATCGAATAGTTGTTTTGCTCAATGCCTGCGTAGAAGTGCTAAAGTCAGCCGGTTTCGTGCGCGTGACAACATAGGCGGTTTCAGTGTAGAAGTCTGCTATCATATCAACACCGCTTGCCGCCACTTGTCTAAGCCCTTCATTACTCGCTCAGGGTAGGCGTGGCCGTTTACATAGGTTACTGAGTAATCGTCTATCGTCTCGCTCTTCACATTCCCAGGGTTTGCATCGCTTATCGACGCGCCTATCATCTTAGCCGCTATCGGCTTGATTGCTACCGGCCAATCAACACGGCTGATAATCACCGTGCCTACTTGCTGCCCGCTGCCGTCGTAGTAGCTATCCTGATCCAGCGCCCGCAGCACGTTAGTAGAATCAAGGGTTAAAGTCCCGCTTGATATCTCGCTGGAATTGGAGCTCAACGTGTGCAGCCCATCATTAGACCACGTGCCGGCCACAACAATGTCGTCACTCGCCTTGAACCCGGCGCCGCTATTAGTCGATAGCTCTTCATCGTCGTCGGTAATCGTATCAGGCCCACCAGGGACAAACGCAATGCCACCACTCGCCGCCCTCGTTATCTGTCGATCGGGAAAGTAGTTGTTACAGTAGACGGTTAGGTCATCCTCGATAATCGGGATATACACATCTATCAATGCATCATCGCCGGTACTGGTGAGTTTCAAAAACTGCTTAACTTCCGCTAATGTCATTAGTGCCATAACGCCACCTACAACAATACTTTCTTATAACCGAGTATCTTATGCCCTGTCGTTTTCGTCGAGACTTTCACATACGTTGCGCCTGACATCCCAAGCCATGCGTTATTCACCAGTGATGTGCCTGACGTTATCAACGAGCTATTCTTCACGCCCGCATCGGTAACCGCCGCAATAACAGCCTTACTTGATATCACCTGGAAGCCGGAATAACCGCTTGCCCACGGGCATGTAGTTGAACTCATAGTGCTAGTAATCAATTGACTCTCGCCTTGTCGTGCGGTTGCCATGAAACCAGCCCTGTCTAATCCGCTCATAATCTAATCTCCTTCTTTTTCGGCCTTCGCGCACATCGCCTCAGCCTTGTCTATCTCTTTCTCAAGGTTCGGGTCTACCGGCCCTCGATGCGCCTTCAAGTTTAACTCGCCACGTTGCGCCTGTTTCAACCAGTGTTCAGCCTCAAGCGATGCGCCTATTTGCTGTTGCCTCTTGGCCTCCGCTGCGTTCCGCTCATCCTCGCGCTGTTTAATCCCAATCTTCAAACCGTCTACCCTCTCGCGCATCTTAACAACTATCGGATTGTAGTTCTCAAAAGCATACAGCCCGTTGCTCGTTAGCACCGCGCCGCCGGGTGGAAGGTAGATTTCCATTCCTGCCTGTTCCATTCTCGCAAGCCAGTATTCACAACACGGCCTTTGCTCGCCGTATTCCTCTCCGGTTTCCATGTGAACCCCATACATCGCTAAATGGTTAGGCTTGCCAGTTGTCAAGAATGAGTGTAACGCCAGCACCAACATATAGGTGATAGTTGTCGTGTGGTACGGGCGATATTCTAACATCGCGTCTAACGGATACGCTATAGACTTGGGTATCAACGGCTCTTTGTTCTGCATATAGGTCGGACCGTCATACTTGTTAAGCCGTGGGATAATGTTCTTATTATTCCAATAACTCGCGTCGTGTAGTTCAAATAGCAACTCGGCTCGTTTAAAGACCGGATACGTTGTTACAACAGCGCAACCCCATAATTCAAATTCAGGGTCCTCAAACGGAGCTATCTGCAACGTGTCGGCAGAGCCGAGTATTGCTAACTTGTCTTTTTTACATGTGATGATAGTGTCTTTAGGTTTCGATGCCATTTAATGTAATCCCCTTATATATCAGCGGGGCCGAAGCCCCGCCTATTAGTTACGGTAACAATATCGCCGCTATCTTTACTCGCCCAGCATCCGAGGACGCTTTCTCTTTACATACCTTGATATAGCCATCGGTATCTTTCAACCGTGCGCTCTCAAACGGTCCAAATGCTGATATCGAAATACCAGCCGCCGCCGTCGAGGGGGTGACAAACTCTTTTGCAACAGTGGTCGGCGGTGCGTGTCTTACGAGAAACCGCCCTAATGACCTCGCACTGTAATTATCCTCACCAGACGTACCAGCCGCATTCGTCGCGGATGCACCAAAATAGATACCTCCGGCAGTCGTGCCGACATCGGTTGAGTTTGTGTTCAGCACAAGGAAGATTACCTTCCCTGTTGCCTTACCATTCACATCAAAATAAGTGTTGTTAGCACCGGACGCTAAAGAACTCCATTGTATGAGTTCGCTTTCAGTCGTGCCGGTCATTGCGTTTATCGTACTTTTAGCTACAGCCATTTCATGCCTCCTTAGCTTGCTTCATCGGTGTAGTCGAGATACATAACACCAAGCTGATTCGGTCGTACAACCTTCGCACCGTAGACAACCAAGCCCTTAGAAAGAGTCTTGAACATCTTTGACGGTTGAGCAGTTGCGGTCATCAGTACCTGTACGGCAAGCGATATTGAACCGCGATAGCCGAACATGATACATGCGTCATCCGCTGCCGGTGTTCCATTGACTACGTTATTCGATTGATAGATTCTGAACCCATATATAGATTCTCCAACATATCCGCTTCCAAGTGTTCCGCTGTTGCTTGTGTCCTGGACAATCTTAGCCAATGTCAACTTCTGCGCGAACCACGGAGGTACAACCATCCACCACGGACCAGGCATATCAGCTTCAGCCGCCTTCTGTGCCGCAATACTCATGTATTTAAGCACGTTAGTTGACGATGTGTTTACACCGGTAATCGTTGAGCCTGACCGTGAGCCAGCCGCGACAATACCAGCCTCTGTGTAGAGATTCGCTATGTATTCATCAATGTTGTTACCCATTGCCCAAGCCGCATTCTTCTGGTTCTCACTCATGTCTTTCGGCTTAATCTGTGCCTCATCCACAGCGTCAAGCCAATATCCGAATGTCTTTTCTTGGTCAATCTTTAAAATCTTCTGTGCGTCAGTCAACTGCTGAATCGTAAGATCACCGGTTGACGTACTGGTATAATCATTGATTGTTATAGGCCCGTATTCGTTTATTCTGACCGTATCACCACCGGCGCTAATCTCGCCTTCGTAGTCAGTATTCACCACGCCTCTAAAAACGAGGTTGGTATTGATTCGCCTAAGCAGCAATCCCGACCATACTTCTGGGATAAATCCTGCTATTGTCTTACCCATCTTTCCTTTCTCCTTTGCGCTTTATGCGCTGTCTTTCTCTGATAATTCGTTTATGCGTGTTTCAAACGCTTCACTGTTCCCGTCTGCCATTGATTCAAACTTAGGGGCTGCCTTGTTAGGCTCGCCTACTTTCGGAGTGGTGGTATTATTCACAAGGTTCGCATTCGCTGCCTTTGCCACCTCTGCTGCAAAATCAGTCTTTAACTCCGTAGCATTCGTTATCAACTCTTCCCTGGTTGAACCTCTGATATACTTTGCGAATGTTTGAGGCATCTCCATCTCTGTAAGAACAGATGTTCGCTCAATTGCTAATTCCTTAGCCTTTATAAGTGCGTCCTTTTCAGTCAGCGCCCGTTCTCGCTTCTCAAGTTCAAACTTGGCGATTTCCTTATCGTTCATCTGTTCCTTTTTGAGTGTTTCGTTTTCCATATTGGCATTTGTAAGTGCATCGGATAGTTCTTTAACTTTCCTATCACTTCCACTCTGCGCTTGTTTCAACGAATCCATTTGCACCATCAAATCTTTAATACTCGGCTCGTTCTTCTTTTCCTCAGGTCCAGCTTCCTGTACTTGCGGTGTTTCTACGTCTGACATTTAAGTCTCCTTTACTCGTTTATTTTACCACCACTTCAACGTTGGCGGCCCTACGAATATAACCTTTGCCCGCAGCGAACCAGCCGCCGCAGTACTCAGATGATACCTGTCATTCACTTCCTTAATCGCCGTGTTACGTCCGGCCCCTGCCACATTCCGCGTCATCGCCTCTTTAATGTCGTACCTGATACGCTGTTTCTTTGTCATGCTACTTTCTCCTTCGCCCATTCGTTATATGTCTTATAAGGTACAATGCCCTCGTCTCTGATCCTTCTTACCTTCGGCTCGTATCCTTCTATCTGCGCCCTAATTCTGCATCGACAATTTATGTCAAAGCTCGCAACCCCTGACTGCAACGGCCCTGCTACCGGACCTACATCAGTATTCCATATCGTGTTACCGGCTGAATCGGTTGTTGACGGTACGCCGTCTAACTTGCCGTGGCTTGCTCTCGTCCTGCTATCCAATGTCGCGTCCCATATCTCTGTAAGCTCGACTCCCTTTTCCTCAGCCCTGTCGTAAGTTGCCTGTTGGCCTTGGACCATCGCCCGTTGTCCCTCAGTCCTGGCAATCCGCAAAGCATCGCTCGCGCTCGGTTCAATCAACTGCTCTTTTATCAACTTCGCCATTTGGGGATAACTCTTGCCTTGGATAATCCCCTGCCTTATAACCCGCTGTGTTTTCAATAACCCATCTTGTCGCAGCTTCTTGAGAGCGAGTCCTGTAAAGTCGTTCTGTACCGCCGCCACAACAGCGTCAGGATTAAGCAGCCCCCAGCTCGTCGCAACACCACTCGCCTGATCAATAGCCCAAGCATTACGGTAAAAGCTCGCATCATAGGTAACCACCTTCATCTTGTTTATAAGCCTCTGGTCCTTCGCAAACACCGGCTTGATATCACTGGTGATCTGCTTTTCAAGATTTCCCAATCGGTTAAACTTGCTCATCTCTGCATGAGTCAGCTTACCGTTCACCGCATACTTCTCGTAAACCTTCGCCAAATCCAACCGAATAGCATCAAGCGCAGCAGCATAATTAAAAAGTATCTCACGCTCAATAGTGCGCCCATACGCTTCAATTGTCCTCGTCACTTGGTCTTGGAGTTGTGTCAAATTCCGGGTCGGCAAGGTTTAACCCCTCTTCCTTTATTCTGTCTAACTCGTCGTCAGCGTTCTTAACCGCCGGCGCGTAGTTCTCAATCAACGTCTTGCGGCTCAACCGTCCGTCAAGTTTCTCGAATATCATCGCCTGCTCGAGCGAGTTGTCAGGCTTGTTCCTCGTCATTAGAATATCAACTTCAAACGGTTCACCCACCGGCTTACGTGCTTGCTCCAGAATGTTAGTAATCAATCGGATCCGCTGATACAAGCCTTCCTTGAAGTAGCTTTCCTTCGGATCGGTGAATAGCTCCATCATGTAGATGAACTTAGTCACCGTTTCACCAGATGCGTTGCCGCCCCATTTGGTATCGTCAAGGTTCGGTATACCTGACTGCTGGTGAATCTCGCCACGTATCCATTCAGCCATAAACTTGATGAACTCTGAATTGATATCCTTAGTGAGAAACGATATCATGTCAGTCTCACCCTTAAGCTCAAATATACGCATCGCCTTAACTGCTGCCGCATTCTCAGGTGATATCGTGAAACCCTTCAATATCAAATAAGCCCATGCGAACCGGTCAAACTCGTTCATGCTGTCGGACATCAAAACGTCATACGCATCAATCAGCGGGGTGACACTATCGAAGTCGCCGAGCTTCTCTTCGTTGTTCTCAAACACCACAAGGGGAACCTGACCGTAAGGATGGACACCCTGCGCAACCGGCACCATATCCTTACCGTCTTTCTTCTTACGGTACTCTATCCAATCGGTTTTGTAATACACGAACACAACCATCTCGTCGCCCATCATGTAGAACCGAATAAACGCCGTGAGCGTCGGTTCAATGCTGTAGTCGTATACCGGGATTGTCTCAATCACGGGTAGTTTGATGAACTTAGGGACAGCCTTTGTCTGCCCGTCGAGTATCATGCCGTCTACATAGTGGAACTCATACCCTACACCCTGCGTACTGGTTTGCTTGCCCATCTGCTCGGTCTTGATAGGCTCGCGGTTAGCGTCAAATACCTCAGTCAACGAGTTAAGATACGCCTCGTCCTCGCTGCCATAGTTGATAAGCCCCGCCTTGAACATATATCCGGTAACCGTGTTGATTATCTTCCTGCCGTAGCTAACCGGTATCTTATTGTCCGGGGCGTTCGGGTCAGGTGTCTGCCTGTCCATGATGTGCGGATTGTTGCCGGTGTAGTATCGTAGATTGTCAACATAGTTCAAATACAAATCAGATGCTTTATACTCTTTGATAATCTTAACGATCTCTTCTTTCGTTAAAACGTCTTTATCTGTTTTGAACATATCGCTTACTAATTCCTTTAGGCATCGCTCTGTGCTGTGGCTCTACGTCGAAGTTGTTTATAAGGTCACGGTCAGACTCAGCCAAAAGCCGATTAAGCTCTTTAGCCGTGTCCTTTGCCTTTGGCTTCTTAGCTGCCAGCTTCTTTATATCAGCCATCACATCCCCAGGCTCGCAGCAGTTACCGCGCTCGGCCCGCTCTGCCCCTTGTCCAGCTCCGCACAGATATATTTTGTCGTATCCATGCAATGATCTTCATCTTTGATAGGTTCCTCTTTCTCGTTGCGTCCTTCTTTCACTTCGGCCCACCGGTAAGACTCAAACTCGCGTATAGTGTTTACGCATTTGTCAGATATCATCAGCCGAGGATAGCCGTCAGGTTGCACCTTAAGCCTCGCCGCTACTTTCTGTATCCCCGCTATTACGGCCTTGATTGCATTAGTCGAGTCAATGCCTTGCGCCCTAAGTTCTGCTATATCCTGCGCGTCATGATCTGCTACCGTGAAGTAGTACTTATCACCGCGCCGGCTTATCGCTTCTGCGTGGTCTTTTATGAGGGCCTTGGCTTGATAGTGTTCATCGTAGATATATAGCCTGCCGTCTTGGTCCACGGCCCCCCATAGACAGACGAAGGGATTGGTATAACCGAAGTCAATTCCGCGCACCTTATACCATGCATCAGGCAACTGCATGTCTTTATATACATGCGTTTCTCTGCTGAAGTCTGGATACACGCTTCCCTCAGCGAGTACCCACTTGCCAAGTATGTATCTGTCATAGAATACCCCCGTGTAAGCGTTCTTCAGTTCGTCTTTATACTGCTCGCTTAGAATAGGATTGTCATCAAGGTTAAAGTGCCATGATCTACGATCGAGCTTATCATTGTCTATAAAGTTAGTCTTAATGTAGTGCTGCGGGTGGTCAGGGTTGCAAGTCCAGAACTTCGGCCACACCTTGCCATCACCGCGACAACGGCCTATAGCCATATTAACGAATGATAGCGGGTACTGGACAACCTCATCAGCGAGCCAGCCGTAAACCGTCTTACCTTGTACCTTGCCCCATGACCGTTCATTGTTAGCGTCAACGCAGGCAATCTCAATGTTCTTGCTTATGATCTTAACTCTCAACGGTTGCTTGTAAACCTTGCAGTCAGGCTCAAGTATCTTCTCCATGT